AAGACTGCATTAGAGTCAGCGTATGAATGGTATACCTCTGGTCCTCGTCAACGTCTTCAACCTGGTGGTAAGATAGTTGTAGTTATGACACGTTGGTCTACTAAAGATCTAACAGGTATGCTTGTTAAAAATCAAACTGAGGCTAAAGCTGATCAGTGGCACGTGGTCGAGTTTCCAGCAATCATGGACCAAGGAACAGAAAAAGCAAAACCTGTATGGCCACAATATTGGAAACTAGATGAACTAGAGAAAGTACAAGCAACACTACCCGTTGCTAAATGGAATGCACAGTGGATGCAGCAACCAACTAGTGAAGAAGGTGCAATTCTTAAACGTGAGTGGTGGAGAACTTATACTAAAGATTATATCCCACAGTTATCACATGTAATACAATCTTATGATACTGCGTTTCTTAAAAAAGAAACTGCAGATTATTCAGCTATCACCACTTGGGGTGTATTTTATCCCAGTGAGGATGAAGGGGCTAACCTTATTCTTCTTGATTCTATCAAAGGCAGATACGAGTTCCCTGAGTTACGTAGGTTAGCCCTTGAACAATACGACTATTGGAAACCTGAAACAGTTATCGTCGAGGCTAAAGCAAGTGGCTTGCCTTTGACATATGAACTTAGAAAGATGGATATACCGGTTGTGAACTTTTCTCCCTCTAAAGGAAATGATAAGCATGCACGTGTAAATGCTGTTGCACCTTTGTTTGAAAGTGGTATGATATGGGCTCCTGAACAAAAGTTTGCTGAGGAGGTCATTGAAGAGTGTGCTGCATTCCCATATGGCGATCATGATGACTTGGTCGATTCAACAACACAAGCCATTATGAGATTTAGACAAGGTGGTTTAATTGATCATCCAGAAGACTATGTGGATGAAGTAACTGAAAAACGTAAAAGGGTTTATTATTAATGTCAGCATTAACAGACAAATATTCAAAAAATTTTGATCCCAATAAAAAGAAAACATTTGAAAAACGTGTATTTGAAAATCTTGGTAATATGTCTGAGTTATCAGCAATATTATTAGTTTTGGAAGAAATGAGAAGAGAGGGTTTAGCAGACGGTGGACGTATTGGTTTAAAAGAAGGGTTAGGATCTTTTGAAACTAATGACCCAGGAGAAGCTATGAAAGAAATTATAAAAAGAGTTATTAATGTAGAAGGTGCGACTGTTCCAATTAGTGATAATATATCCTTGAACCTTGGACCAAGTGTAGACCAAGCTGAGTTAGGTGGTATTATTAATTTACTTGGTGGTGAGTTAATGTTTGGTGGTGGTTTTAAAGGAGATGATAAAGGAATAGGTATTAGTTTTAAAAAAGAATTCAACAAAGGTGGTCGTGTCGCTTATCAAGACGGCACACCTGAAAGAAAAAATTATGAAACTCCTGTGACTGATGCAATAAAATCAGTTAATAATAAAACGATGGATCTTGCTTCACAAGCTGTAGAAGCTTTTGATAGATACAGTGGCCTAGATCAAATAACTTCTTCTAATTTTCCAGGAATGAATGATAGTGCAATAGGTGCTCCTTCGGATTTTAGACATCAAGCTGCAGCTAATGCTTTAGCCGAAGCTCTAGGAAAAGGTAAAGCGGGTCCTATTGGATATTTATCGGGTGGTATAGGAGCTTTTGGTTTAGGAACTATAAAAGAAATTGGTGATTTGTTTGCAGGACTATATGATAAAAATACAACTGCTAAAGATGCTTTTAGTCAAGCATATGAAGATACCATAAGTAATTTTAAAGGAGCTTTTGCAAAAGATAAAACTAGTGAAGATTTATATGCTGAGATAATGAAAGATTATGTACCAATGAATCGTTTTGATTTGATGCCTTTTAGATCAAGAAGTTTCTTAACACAAAAACAAAAAGATTTTATTAATAAAAATAGAAAAGATAAAAATATTATTCCTAAGAAAAAACCTACTAATGTTGTAACAGGAACCACGAAACCTGGAACAGGTGGTGGAGGTTTTGATACATCAGCTGCTGATAAGGCAGGAACATCTTTAGGAAGTGGTCAGTTTTCACCAAAGACAAGTAGAGGAAGATCAGGTTATACTCTAGGTGGACTAGCTAGAATGTTAGGCGAATAATGAAAAAGTTAACAACTACAATACCACCATTACGTGGACCTAACCCACAAGGGTTGAATATTACCTATAATACTGTTAAGACAATAAAACTGGAGAAATTAAATGGCAGAAATAGACAAGGGTCTTCCGAACACTCGGACGAAACTAGAAGTTCCTTCGCAAGAGGAAGTAGAAGAAGTTAGCGTTCAAGAACCAGAAGATAGTAAAGGACCGATAGAAGTTATACCTGAAGAAGACGGTGGTGTAACATTAGACTTTGAACCAGGTGCAATCAATGTTCCAGGAACCGAGAATCATTTTGATAATTTAGCAGACATTCTACCCGATGATATTTTAAATCCAATTGGATCTGAAATGGTTAGTAACTATTTAGATTACAAATCTTCTAGAAAAGATTGGGAACAATCTTACACACAAGGTTTAGATTTACTAGGTTTTAAATATGAAAATAGAACTGAACCGTTTCAAGGAGCTTCAGGTGCAACACACCCTGTACTTGCTGAAGCAGTTACTCAGTTTCAAGCACAAGCTTACAAAGAATTATTACCAAGTGACGGCCCTGTTAGAACACAAATCATAGGAGTTAAAAACCAACAAACAGAATCACAATCACAACGTGTTAAAGATTATATGAATTATTTAATCATGGATCAAATGAAAGAATACGAAGAAGAATTTGATGCTATGTTATTTCATTTACCACTGGCAGGATCTACATTTAAAAAAGTTTACTACGATGTACCGTTAGGTAGAGTAGTTTCTAAATTTGTACCAGCTGATGAATTAGTAGTACCGTATACTGCAACGTCAATCGATGATGCAGAAGCAGTTATACATGTTGTTAAGATGTCAGAGAATGAATTACGAAAACAACAAGTTAATGGTTTTTATGTAGACGTAGATCTTGCACCACCAAGTAGTGTTGAACAAAACTCAGTTGAGAAAAAAGAAAAAGAATTAGATGGCACTAAAAAATCTGGTAAACAAGAAACGATATATACTTTGCTTGAGTGTCATGTAAATTTAGACTTAGAAGGTTTTGAAGATCAAGGACAAGATGGACCTACAGGAATTAAATTACCATACATTGTAACTGTTGAAGAAGGCAGTAGAACAGTTCTTGCAATAAGAAGAAATTATGCGCCCACAGATCTAAAGAAAAATAAAATCCAATATTTTGTTCATTTTAAATTTCTTCCAGGTTTAGGATTTTATGGCTTTGGGTTAATTCATATGATTGGCGGATTAAGTAGAACTGCAACTTCTGCTCTCCGTCAATTATTGGATGCAGGTACATTATCAAATTTACCAGCAGGATTTAAGCAGAGAGGTGTTAGAGTTAGAGACGAAGCATCCCCTATACAACCCGGTGAGTTTAAAGATGTTGATGCACCAGGAGGATCATTACGTGATGCATTTTTTCCTTTACCATATAAAGAACCATCAGCAACATTGTTACAACTAATGGGTGTAGTAGTATCCGCTGGTCAAAGGTTCGCTGCTATTGCTGACATGCAAGTGGGCGATGGTAATCAAGCTGCAGCTGTTGGAACTACAGTTGCATTATTAGAACGTGGTTCAAGGGTCATGAGTGCTATTCATAAAAGATGTTACGCAGCTATGAAAGATGAATTTAAATTATTGGCTAAAGTTGTTTCACAATATCTACCACCAGAATATCCATACGACGTTGTCGGTGGAGCACGGAACATTAAACAAGCTGACTTTGACGATAGAATAGATGTGGTACCGGTTGCAGATCCTAATATATTTTCTATGTCTCAGAGAATTAGTTTAGCACAAACACAGTTACAACTTGCAACAAGTAATCCACAGATACATAATCTATATCAAGTATATCGAAATATGTATGAAGCAATCGGTGTTAAGAATGTAGACGCAGTTTTACCACCACCAGCTCCAAATGCTCCTATGGATCCAAGTATGGAACACATTAATGCTTTAAATGGCAAACCTTTCCAAGCGTTTCCAGGTCAAGATCATAGAGCACATATTACTGCACACTTAAACTTTATGTCAACTAACATGGTTAGAAATAATCCTGCGATTATGGCTGCTATACAAAAAAATATTCTAGAGCATATTAGTTTAATGGCACAAGAACAAGTACAATTAGAGTATAGAGAGCAAATGCAAGAGATGATGTTGATGCAACAACAAGCAGCAATGAATCCAATGGTACAACAACAGTTACAAATGTTAACAAATCAAATAGAAGCTAGAAAATCTATCTTAATTGCAGAGATGACTGAAGAATTTATGAAGGAAGAAAAGAAAATTACCTCTCAATTTGACAATGATCCACTATTAAAATTAAAATCTAGAGAAGTTGACTTGCGTGCTATGGAAAATGAACGTAAAAAAGACTACGACAAAGCACAAAATGATATTGCAAAAGCAAGATTGATGCAGTCAGGTGAAAATTTTGACGAAAAATTAGAACAGAATGAAGATTTGGCTAAATTAAGAGCTGGAGTTAGTCTTGCAAAGAGCGGTGTACAACAAGCTAAAGTTATGATAGATGATTAATAAAAAAACAAGGAGCAAAAGACTATGATGAACTATAAAAAAGCAAAAATTAGTTCTGTTCCAGAGCAAAGTGTTGAAATAGATCCAAGATCTAAGACAACTGCTGATGGTGCTTTTAATTATATTGCTAAACCCGACGTGGTTAAGGTAAATGGCACTAAAAGAATGCTTGCTGGAAAAAGAAAAACTGCAATAGTGGTATAATTATGTGGTTATCGGCAATTAAACTAGCCGTTTCTGCTGGAAGTAAGATTTATGCTAACAAGCAGAGAACGAAAATGGCAATGTCAGATGCACAATTAATGCATGCTGAAAAGATGGCCCGAGGTGACGAAGCTTACCAGGGAAAATTGCTAGAAGCTAGACAATCAGATTGGAAGGACGAGGCAGTTTTGATAATTCTCTCGTTGCCCGTACTGGTGCTCGCTTGGGCAGTGATATCGGATGATCCAACTGCTATGGACAAGGTAAAATTGTTCTTCGACATGTTCTCGCAGCTCCCGTCATGGTTCACAAATTTATGGATCCTTGTCGTGGCGAGTATTTATGGTATAAAGGGTACACAGATTTTTAGAAACGGAGGAAAAAAATAATGGCTAACAAATATTATAGACAAAATTTAAGAAATGGAACTCCAAGAAAATCCAATATTGCAAAAATAATGGAAACTTTTGGAACTAAGAAAAAAGTTAAAAAACCAAAAAAAAGAATGTTTGCTAATAAAGGTGGCGGGGCTGACACTGGAACTATGGGTGAACTAAAAAGTAAACTTGCAGTTGCTAGGATGAAAGCACAAGATGCTATGGGTAAAAAAACAGGAGGTTTAACTAAAGAACAAATTGAAAAATTAAAAAAAATCATGAAAAAAAGAATAGGGGAAAAAGAAATGATACCCTTTAAAAAACCAAAATTAAATAGGGGTATATTTAATCCAGAAAGATTCGAAGAAATGGAAAAAGAAAAAAGAAAAAAATTTATAGAAAAATTTAAAAAAGCTGGTTCACCTGAATTTTCAAAAGGTGGTAGAGCTGCACTTAAAAAAGGTTCCAAGTTCCCTGATCATTCTGGTGATGGTAAAATTACTCAAAAAGATATTTTAATGGCTAAAGGTGTAATACCTAAAAAGAAAAATAACAAAAAGGTAATCTAATGGCAAAACTTTGTCCTAGAGGTAAGGCCGCAGCGAAGCGAAAATTTAAAGTGTACCCATCAGCGTATGCTAATATGTACGCATCAGCAGTATGTTCAGGTAAAGTTACACCAGGTGGCAAGAAAAAAAGTAGAACTAAAAAATCTACGGGAGGACCAGCTGGAGAAAAAAGAGATATTAGAAAAGTTGAACATATGATTGGAAAAAACAAAAATAAATTTGTAGATAAAAGAAAAAAAGCTATGGGTGGTGGAATGATGAATCAACCTCGTGCTATGTATGGTAAAGGTGGTGGAGTTTGCATTAGAGGAATGAATAAGGACGCTGTCGGAAAGAACTCGTAATGCGAGCTTATTATTCTAAAGGAGGACTACGAGAATGGGTAGCACAGAAATGGGTGGACATTGGAGCACCGAAGAAAGACGGCAAGTATCAACCATGCGGAAGGAAGAAAGGGAGCAAAAGAAAGTATCCAAAATGCGTCCCACTTGCAAAAGCCACACGAATGACAAAGTCGCAAAAGGCGAGTGCTGTCAAACGAAAACGAGCAGCAGGTAATCCTGGTGGTAAACCAACTAACGTAAAGACATTTGCATAATGAGAAGAGAATATTATTCAAAAGGAACAAACCCTCCTAAAACTAAAAAATATTTTAGACCTACAAAGTCTGGAGCAGGGATGACAAAAGCTGGGGTCGCCCGATATAGAAGAGAAAACCCAGGAAGTAAACTAAAAACAGCCGTAACTGGAAAAGTGAAGCCAGGATCAAAAGCTGCTAATCGTAGAAAATCATACTGCGCTAGATCACTAGGACAATTAAAAAGGTCATCAGCAAAAACAAGAAACGATCCTAATTCACGTATCCGTCAGGCAAGAAGGAGATGGAAATGTTAAAAAATAACAGTAAGAAAAAAATAAAAAAAGTTATTAAAGGGTTGGGCAAAGCAGTTAAAGCTCATACTAAACAAAAGAAAATGTTAAAAGGAGCTTTACGTGCAACTAGAAACAGCAATTAATAAACTAATTACTTTTATCAATGCTAGAATAGAAGCATTGTCTATAACTGTAACATCAGGTGGTGTTGACAATATGGAAAAGTATCAGTATATAATAGGACAAATAAATGCCTTAGAGGCAACTAAACAGGAACTCTCTAACCTGCTGAACGATAAGGAGCAAAATGAAAAAGGAACAGTCATCAATCTTAACACCAAACAATGATCTTATTGGTGTAAAGAAATCAGAGAAAAAAGAAGAACCAAAATTACCAAAGCCAACAGGTTGGAGAATGTTAGTTTTACCTTTTAAGATAAAAGATAAAACTAAAGGTGGAATAGTATTAGCTGAAACAACTTTGGAGCGACAACAAGTTGCTTCACAAGTAGGATTAGTTATGGCCATGGGACCACAATGTTACAAGGATAAAGAGAGGTATCCCGAAGGTCCATGGTGCAAGGAGAAAGATTGGGTTATGTTTGCACGTTATGCAGGTAGCCGAATCAAAATAGATGGTGGGGAAATGCGTCTGCTAAACGACGATGAAGTGTTAGCAACAATTGATAGTCCAGAGGACATCTTGCATGAGTTTTAACATAGGAAGGAGTAACTATGCCAGACGAAGAAAAAAAGACAGTACCCATCGATACATCAGGACCTGATGCTACGGTAGATATTGAAGAAGCAAAAGACGAAGCTGTAATTGAAGAACCAAAAGAAAATGAAAAACAAGAACAAGAAAAAGGAACAGATAAGTCATTTGAAAATGAAAGAGAAACAAAGTTAGATGAAAAAAAATCTGACAGTGAACTAGAAGACTACAGTAAAGGTGTACAATCTCGTATTGCGAAACTAACTCGTAAAATGAGAGAAGCAGAAAGAAGAGAACAAGCTGCTTTAGATTATGCTAGAGGTGTAGAAGAATCTAGACAGAAATTAGAATCTAAATTTAAAAAAACAGATTCTGATTATATTAAAAAATTTGAGTCAAGTATTCAAACAGGATTAGAAGCTGCACAAAAAGAATTAGCTGCCGCTATTGATACTGGAGATTCTAAAGCTCAAGTTGAAGCTAACAAAAGAATTGCAACTTTAGCCTTTGAAAATGCAAAACTTGAACAAATAAAACAAGGGCAAGAGGAGATGGTAAAAGAGGATAAACCAATAAAACCTTCTCAAGTGCAAAATGCACCTGATATTTCACAACAAAAGGATAATCCAGATCCTAGAGCAGAAGCTTGGGCATCCAAAAATCCTTGGTTTGGAACAGATAGGGCAATGACTTATACTGCATTTGAGATACATAAGGATCTTACTGAAAAAGAAGGGTTTGATCCAAGCTCTGATGAGTATTATGTGGAAGTTGATAAACGTATTAGAGTTGACTTTCCTCATAAATTTGGTAATACTGATAAAAACACGACAGCTCCCGTGCAAACGGTCGCTTCAGCACAAAGAAGCGTAAAGCCAGGTCGCAAAACTGTGAGACTCACTTCTTCACAAGTAGCAATAGCTAAAAAATTAGGAGTGCCACTCGAAGAGTACGCAAAACAATTGAAAAACACGGAAGGAGC